GCTGATGAGAATCGATAGAGCACTCCGGTTGAAACGCTTTACCAATAAGAGCTCCTTCGGCGACAAGTAATAGTAATACATGACCTTGAAGAGAAGAGTGGGAGACGCATAATACAGGTTCTCGAGCTGGCGATATCCCGCTGAAATCATATCCATCGCTTCCAAGGGCGTGATATCCACCATCGAATTCTGGTTGATTTGTTGTTGCGATTGGACATTATTGATAATATGCGTAAATGACACCGGCATCTGAACGTTCTTATTATCTGTGCGGTTGAATACGCGTTCGATGATGAGATCACGCATCTCAATCATATTGTCGATCGTTTCGCGGATTTTCTTCATGGTCGCCGCCTTCTCCTTCTTCATCTTAGCGTAGGCGGTCTTGGTAAATGCGGTCGCCGCACTTTCTTGCGTCTCGCTGGAATTGTCAAGAGGCATATGGAAGTGAGCATAGATTTCATCAAGACTCATTCCAACAAGGGGGAGGGACTGGTTTTCAACTTTGATGGTGTCGATACCGTCATCGCCGTAGGCGAATTGGATAATACGTTGCTTGCCGTTGCGGACGGTCATATCGTATTCGACTTTCAGGTCTTCCATGCCTTTGATCAGACGACGCTGGATATATCCAGTGGTGCTGGTATCGCGGACTTGAAGGCCGTTGGCCAGACCAAAGTTGAGTGTCTTGGGGATGGTCAAGTCATACATCTTCGGATGAAGAGCAGGATCAACCATCGTCATTTCGACAATTTCGTCTAAGATGACATCGTTGAGGGTGCGAACCTTGTCGAGTTTGTCTGTCCAAACGATTGATTTCATTTTACGATTTTTATCCGGATGGAGAAGAGTGATTTGCTCGGAAAATCGTTGCCCATTAGAAGCGCGGATTGACAAACGATACGCCGGTTTGATATTTTTTGTTCCAAAATTGTTTTTAGTGAGTTGAGACTTTGTTATCTTTGCGAAAACACTCAATCTTGAACACAGAAACGCAATATCTTCTGTTAGACGTTCGCTACAAGAAGAAGAATTGATTGAATTCGGCGAAACATAACCATCTCCTGAAATATAACCGCTCAATATACCTTTAACAAATTCAACGTTTGAAACATATGCTTCGTTTGGAATGTGCTTGTGTTCGGATCCATGCCCAACAAGTTTTGTGATAAACTCTGCCATGATGGAAGAAGCTCCTACTACTGTTGTGGTTGTACCGTTGGCCTTATTTATCCTGGATTTTTCAATATATTTTATATTGAATTTTGAGAACCAATCTTTAACAAATTTCCTGATTGTTTCATCATTATTTGTAATAGTAATTGTTGATTTGTTAATATTTCCTTCTGCGATAAATAATCCAATAAAGACACCATTTTCAAAGTTCATTTCAAATGTTTCAGGAATAATTGCGTGCTGTCTGCTTCCGTTATATGAATATACTCCGTCGTGTGAGATATTTTCAATATTTGAACGAACAACGGCTCTTTGAAGACGAGCCTTGCTAGGATAAGGAAGCACGAATGTTTTGTTATTATTTTCATTCCACCAATTGGTTGGAATCTTCGCTCGGTCATTCCCCATCGTTTCTTTCATTAAAGTAACCGCCTTACGCATTTCAGAACCATATACGTAACTAGTCTTTGGTAGGTATTTTTCAATTGGTATCGATGTGCTGACGTTGTTGTCAGCCTCATCCGCTACCATGTAATCACACACATTCTTCGCAACCGGAACAAAGTCGCCTACTTTGATTTCCTCCGTATATTTCTCGCGAAACTGTTGTTTCTCTTCATTCCAAACAAGAAGCGACTTGTTGGCGGTAACTGTTACATAACGTCCTGCTTTCGTTTTAATCTTGAATAACTTCTCGCCGGGGTCGTGACGCGTGACGGCGGTGATTGTCTCCCACGATACATTTCCGTCATAATCCATCGTAACAATTTTAATCGGATGTGACAACTCCAAGTATTCCATATTCTGCTCAGTCATATACTTAATCCTACTGGAAGTAGCTGCATCAGCGGCGGTGGTGTCGATGTGCGCGTCAATCCACTCGCCAATCTTCACGTATTTCGGCACTTCATTTTCGACAACAACAATCGGTGTTTCCCATGTAACCGACTTCACTGCCGTATCAATCAGACCAATTCGACCGCCCATCGCATGGAAGAAGAGCTCCTCGGGCGACAACCCCGAAATAAACGAACTCTCGATGAATCCACGTGCCAGCGGTCCATCATCGAACTTATTGAAATGCGGCAGCGTCCTGCTGTCAAAACCATATGAAATACGCTTGCCTTCAATCGCCTGTTGTCCCAAACACGAAATCATCTGCGAAATATTCAAGTCGCTACCCTTCGAACCCGAAAGCACCAACCCAACAAAACGGTTGGCCGCATTCAAACTATTGATACCGATTTTCCCTGCGTCGTTTGTAGCACTATTCAAAATGTTTGAGACCTTCGCCTCAAATTCCGCCTCATTCGACTTCCCCGTCTTGTTTTCGAAAATCCCCAGATGGACTTGGTCAATCAAGTTCTTCACTTCGGTCTTCTTCTTCGTGATGACCTCCGCAATCTGAGTATTGGTCGCCTTGTTCGCAATCAAATCGCTAATACCGACACTATACGCATGCGACTTCATATATTCCGTGATAATATTTTGAAGACCATCGATGAAATCAGCGGCGGCAATATTTCCGAAATCGTTACAAACACGCTGAATCAACCCGACACCGCCGCCACCAAGGACGCTCTTGTCGATTTGACCACGCATCATCCGCCCGTTCCGGATTTCAACCACATTATTCGAGGTCGCGTAGTCTTCCTTCGGATTCTTCTCACCGAATGCCTTCTTCTTGTATTTCAGCGTAAGTGGCGGCAAAATCTGCGACAATACGTCGAAGTTGCTGATATCTTCGCCGCTCTTGAATGCGGTTTCATTCACGCGCGGGTATGCCGCAAGCAGGTTCATCGCCTCACGCGGTGTGAAGCGAATATTTTCGCGTGTGAATAAGTAGGACCCAATCAACGAGTCTTGGAAGACACCGATAATCGAGTTATTGTTTGCCGGACTGATGAGTTGGTAGGGAACTGCGGCCAAGTGGCGCAACTCAATCTCGGACTCATCATCCTGCGGCATGTGAAGGTTCATTTCATCTCCCGATGAATATCCTCAAGGTTTCCCAAGAGGCTGGACTGTATCATAGACGCGCTCAGAATGGCTAGTTCTTCATCGCACACCAACACCGGTTCAGTCTCTGAGTGCCCTCCATAGTCTGCCATTCGACCGTAGGAAGTAACACTGCTGATTGCCCAATCCTTTACATTATTACCGTTGGGTTCGTCAATTAAACGAGTTCCTCGCAGACGTTTCCGTCCGAGAGTGGTAGTAAAGGCTCTAAGGGGTTTCCAGCAACAAGGTGTTTCGCCAAAAGTTGTTTTTTTAAGCAATATATGAATTCAACGGCCATATTCTTACTTTCTTCCAAAGTTATATGAACCCCGCCAAAATCACTTTTTATTTTATTAATATACACATACCATCCATACTGAATGTTATACCGTTTCAAAGGTTTTATCATATCATCTACATTCTCTTTGAATGAAGACAATTGAATATCTTTAAAACGAATATATTTTGTATCTCTGTAATGATTAATCAACCCGTTGGACACTCTTTTTCTACTTTCTTCTGAATGTGTAAAATCAGATTGTCCTCCAATTTTCAGGTTGTATCCATACGGAAATATGCTATTGTTTGAAATTATGTGATACTTCTCTCTTTCGTTTGCATTTTCAAGATCGCAATATTCTAAAATAACTACCGTAAAATCGTCCTTACCATATTTACGAATAGCATTATTCAAATAATGCGATTGATGTTTTTTGTTTGAAAATGCTTCAGATATATGAGTTTTAAACCGCCCAATATGACCGTATGGTCGATATTTGTTATGGTTCAATATATGAGATACTGCTTGGCCTACATAAACCTTATTTGTGGTTTTGTTTTGTATCTTGTAAATCTCACAATATCTTTTTGATGAATCACGTAAAATTTCATTTGATAATTGTATGTTTGTATTATGGCACGTCATTACTAATATAATATATGTAACTAACTTTAACAACTTTTGACTAGGAGGTAACACGCTTTTCACGCCTCCTGTTTCCGACAGAGATGTTTATCGAAATCCGCATTATAAGGTTTAGTACAACCCACATTCATACGAAACGTATCACCCTGATACATCACCCGCGCAATATGACACATCATGCTCATCCTATGAAGTGTCGGCTGACGGTTGAACAAAATCGCGTCGCCATCCATCATATGACGATGAACGATGTCGCCGTTGTTCAGCATAATGTTTGCACGGTCGGCATAACGCAGCGAAATGGATTCGCCGGTCTTCCGCTCCAGAATCTTTGCGCCAGGATACTCATCCGGACCTGCACGAACCAACCGAAGCAAGAATTTCTTATTGCGATCATTTACAACAACCGGTTTCGTGATATTCTTTGCGATCTTCAACGGGACACCTAGTTCGCGAATCGACAAGTTCGGATCGGGTGTGATGACAGAACGCGCCGAAAAATCCACACGTTTTCCCATTAAATTTCCACGAACACGACCAGTCTTGCCATTCAAGCGTTCTTGAATCGATTTCAAGGGGCGACCTGACCGCTGGGCTACAGGTGCGCATCCCGGTATATTATTATTCACTTGTGTTGCGACATAATACTGGAGCATCATATGCCAACCGTCGATCACATTCGCAGGGGCATTCTCGTTGATCTTGTCTTGAAGTGTCGTATTTGCCTTGATAATATTCACGATGATATGTGTAATGTCGTCTTCACTCCTTTGTGAACCATCCATCTTCACCGACGGCCTGACAGCGGGGGGTGGAATCGCAAGCACTTGACATACCATCCAATCCGGACGCGAAAATACAGGACTAAATCCCATAAATTCTACATCTTCATCGCTGATTCTGCGAAAGATTTTGATGACGATTTCGGGAGTCAGTTTCATCGACAGCGAACCGTCCTTATCCGCTTCCGCGGCACTCCCCGCAATACTTGCCTGCGTCGTCTCTTCTAAAATTCCTTTCACGTTGTCCCATTCTGCGTATATTTTACCGAGTCCGGCTTTCATCGTAATCCGAGTTGGCTGAAGGCAGCCGCATCCGGTCTCCGTGTCTTCACCACACCTCTTAATCTTGCTGGCGATACGAAACACCTGAGACCACCTTTCATCAGCAGGCAACGACAGAAACTGTTTGTTGGCACTTTTGCTGATTCGAAGCGCACTACATTTGATACAAACGCAACGCAAGATCTTCACGATCGTTCCTAGATATTGATAGTAAAACACAGGGCGAGCCAGTTTGATATGTCCAAAGTAACCCGGGCATTTCATATAATCTAACCCGTCTGTCGGGCAAATCACACCAGGATCAATTGGTCCCATCCTCGGATCAAATAATCCACCAATCACAGGCTTGTTATTCACATATGTCTCACGATTGGTAATCTCGGCAACAGATCCCTTCAGGATTTCTTCCGGCGACATAATACTAAATTGAATGCCGATGATTTTCGAAACAGGAATATTTGTTGTTGATGACGCCATTGCTTTGAAACCGTTGGTGTTTGGTCTTCTTATATACCTACTATAATATTTAGATTGTTTTCAATTTTGTTGAACATCGATTTTTTGAATGATAAATCCAATTTCGATCTCATCCAAAAAAATTGAAATGGTTTTCATCATCCATCATGAACGTCAGCGATCGAGCACAACTACAAGAACAATAACGAATGTCACCTTTTACTATCAAGAAGAACAAGAAGAATAGTGGCACAGTCCTCCGTCTGATTGGCGGTGGAAAGCCTACATATAAGAAGCACCGTGATGATGAAGACAACAAAGGATTTCCTGAATCTGACACCGGGTCGGGTTCTGACTCAGAAGGTGAGAGTTCGGCGTCGTCTGTTTCGGTTCAGCAGCAGCAGCACGAGCGTCGTATTACCGGCAAAAATGGAAAAAAAATTACAAAGAAAACCAAAACAGATGCGGCCAACATGGTTGTTGGAAAAATAGCGGAAGCTCTTGCGTCATCCGTGATTGCTGCTGCGATTG